TCAGGCCCTGCTTGCAGTGTCCTCCAGCACTTTGAGCACGATTTCGCGCTCGATGGTGTCGAGTCTTGCTTCCAGCGCTGCCGGGGTTTGGGATGGCCGGGCGGGGTCTTGCAGGTAGCGGATCATGTGGCCGGCTCTCGCGTGGCCGTGGCGGGCGGCTTTGGCGATCCAGGCGGTACCGGTTTGTTCGTTCGGTGCCGTGCCGGTGCCGCTGATGCAGCAGCGGCCGAGCCAGTGCATTCCTTCGGGGTAGAACTGCGCGGCGGAGGCCTGTAGCCAGCGCACTGCCTCGGCGGGTTGCTCCTGGGCGAGGAACAGCAATGCGAGGTCGCACTGCGCCTCCGGGTTACCGCCGTCGGCTTCGAGGATCAACGCCCGGTCGTCGGGCTCGAGCTGCAGGGGCGACAGCGGCAGGAGATCGTCCACGCCGACGCGGGTCTGTTCTCCCGGCTCGCCGGCCTGCTCGGCATGCAGCACGCCGTCGGCGATGCGCCGCCACAGAGTGCGCTTGCTCAGGCCGGTGAGCGAAACTGCAGTGTTTAGGCTGATGAAAGGCATGGGATGTCCGGCGGGGAATGCTGGTGCGCGTAGTTTAATGGGGGAGCGCGCCGAGCGCCCGGGTTTGTGCCTGGCACAGGGGGGTGTGCCAAATGGGGTGGATTGGCACACCCCCCTGTGCCAAACGCAGGCCAATCGACAGGTCAGCGGCGCGAGTGCCAGTGATTATCTGATGGCATGGTCATTGCATAGAGAGGGTCAGTGGCACCGGAGCAAGCGATCTGGTGTCCGAGTCCAACCATAAGGGAGTTGTTATGAAAAAGGCACAACAAGGTTTTACGCTAATCGAACTGATGATCGTCGTCGCGATCATCGGCATTCTGGCTGCGGTCGCGTTGCCGGCGTATCAAGACTATACGATTCGGACTAAGGTTAGCGAGGGCTTCACCTTGGCAGGCGGCGCGAAGACTGCCGTCGCTGAAACTGCTTCATCGCTTGGAGGTCTCGCTGACATTACCGCAACTAACACCGGATTTACCTTTCCGGCTGCCGGCACTCGTTACGTGGACTCCATCGCGATCGGAGCGGGCACCGGTATAATCACTGTAACGATGGGTGGTACGGAAGGTACGGGCGCAACGGTGGAACCGGCGTTTACCTTGACGCCGACGCAAGCTACTCCGGAAGACCCCATCACTTGGGCGTGCGCATCCACTGCCGGCGAGGCCAAGCACCTTCCAGCTGATTGCCGCTAAAGATCGACGGCCAGTTTAATCAGGCATCTCGCTTCTTCAACGAAAAGACCGCTTAGGCGGTCTTTTCGTTTTTGCCTTGGAACTGCTGCGGTCTATGCGTACTCGGCAAAGCCGTTACACCTCCTGATCCACCCCCACCAACGCCGGCGCCGGCCCTTCGACGACCCCGCCCCGCACATACACATGCTCCCCCACCGCCGCTTCGCCACGCGCGCGGATCGTTGCGCCGTCGACGAGCTGCACGGTGACGCCGTCTTCGGTGATGGCGGTGACCTGGCCGGCGTCGAGCGGTTGGCCGGGGATGAGGCGCAGGAGGCGTTTATACGGGTTCATGTTCGTGGGTCTCGAGGCGGATGGTTTGCCACAGTTCGGGGAAGCGCTGCTCAAGCTGGACGCCGCGCGTGAGGCCGATGCGGGGGGTGCCGGATTCGGTGTAGCGCACCAGCTTGCCGGGCTGGATGATGCCGGTCTCAGGCAGCACGGGCAGGCGCAGCGTGATGTGCGCCTGGCGGCCGGTGTCGCCGAGGGCGGCGCGGCCGCGCTGCAGGGTCATCTCGGGTGCGGTGGCGAGCGGGTCGACGATCGTGGGCGCGCTGCGGTCGGCGGCTGTGCCGGCGCGGCGGATGCGGTCGCGGCGGCCGGCGGCGGCGCCGCTGATCCAGACGGCGTTGTAGTCGGGCTTGTCCTGCCATTCGATCCCTTCGACTTCGCAGACGTCTTCGGGCAGGTCGATGTCGGGCGTCTCGCCGGGCCAGTTCCACGGGGCGACCGGGTAGCGCGGCAGGATGATCAGTGTCTGGTCGGTGTTGTGGGCCTGGACGTAGGCGCCGGCGGACTCGGCAATGCGGGTCGCGGCGTCGATGTAGGTGCCGGTGTGGCTCCAGCTGCCTGCAGGCACGAGCCAGTCGGTGACGCGCCAGTCGAGCGCCCAGCCGATCGGGACGTTATTGACGGTCAGCGCGTCGCTGAGGAGCTGCTGCGCGGTGCGGGCTTCGGTGTTGTAGCGCGTGGCGACGGGCGAGTGCGGGTCGGCGAGCCACGCGGCGCGCCCTCGCCCGCTGACTTTCAGCCACGCTTCGCCAAAGCGCCGATCGCGCGCGATGCGCTCGACGACGAGGCGCAGCGGCGTGCCGTTGAGGGTCGCGACGAGCTCGACGTGGTCGCCGAGCGCGGGCGAGCGCACGAGCGGCATCAGATCCGCATGCAGGCTCGCGGACCAGCCCCAGCCCCAGGAGTCGGTGTCGAGCGAGGCATTGAAATCCTGCACGTCGACGGGCTCGCCGGTGTCGGCGCGCACGAGCGAGAAACTGTTGATCACGACATAGCACTCCTGGATGGGGATGACGACGGGGCCGGCGCCGGGCGTGCTGCCACAGACCCAGCCGAACAGCAGATCGGCGCTTGCCGGGAACGGCTGGCAGAACAGCAGATGCGGGTCGGCCGCGAACGGCGGCGGCGGCGGTTCGACGGGCGGGACGACGACGTAACGCCCCGGCGGCGGACGGCGGGCGTCCTGGTGCTCGGTCGCGAGCCAGCGCCCGGCGATGAGCGCAGGGCCGTGCGTCGTGTGTTGCCATGCGCCGCTCGCGCGCGCGGCAGCAAAGCGAGTCGCGGCGCTGCCGCGCAGGCGCAGCGCGTCCTGGTGCTGCGCCGAGCGGTGGAGGCGCAGGCCGGTGGCCTCACGATGGCGCGCGAGGATGGGGCGGCGGGCGTGGATCGCGTCCTGCTGCGGGGCAGCACGCTGCGCGCGGACCGGGCTCGCGTCGGCATGACGGGACGTCGTCGCGGTGCGCGCCTGCCCGGCGTCGCGATGGCGCAATGCGGCGTGCTGCCCGGCCGCGGCGCCGTCCTCGTGTCGTACGGCTACGCCGACGGCGAGCAGCGCGGCCTGGTCATGCGGTGCGCGCACGGCGGGAGTCGGCGCGCGCTCGGCTGGGCTGTGCGGCGCGACGACGTGGTGCGCGAGCGGCCGTTCGGTGCGGCTGTCCCATTGCGCGGCCGCGCGCAGCTGCAGCGCCGGCAGCGGCACGGCCAGCGTGATCCGTCGCACCCGCGCGACGCGGGCGGCGAGCCGCAGCGGCGGCAGGCCGACGGCAAGCGTCGCGGTGACGAGCGCGGGCGCGGGGGGATCATCGCCGGTGCCGCCGAACAGCAGGTTCGCGTTCGTCGGCGGCGGGGCGTCGAAGACGAGATCGGCGGGCGACCGGGGGGCGGCTGCGGCCGTCGCGCCGAACAGCAGCTTGCCGTCCGCGGGCGGCGGATCGGCGAACAGCAGCTCGGGCGAGGCCACCGCGCTCATCAATAGAAAATGCCGCTGACGATGCGCACGTAGCCGCCGGCATAGACGGTGAGCGCGTCGACTTCGATCGGGGCGCCCGAACCGGCCTCGCCGACCGCGCAGCGGAGGTGCTCGGCGCCGGCGCCGTCGACGATCCGCGCCCAGGCGATCGTGCCGGTCGTCGTCACCTGCGCCTCGGGCGCGGGCTCGACGGTGAGCGCGAGCACGGCCAGCGGCGCGGGCGTGATGCCGAGATCCGGCGCGGGGTCGCCAACGGTGCCGAGCGGGTTGGCGAGCTGGACGGCGACGAGGTGCGGCTCGGCCGGAGTGTCGCCGAATACCGAGGTCGCAGTCGCGGCGTAGAACAGGACGGCGGCGCTCGGGGCGACGGCGTTCAGCACGGCCGCGGTGCCCTCGAGGCGGCCAGCGGCGAGGGCGGCGGAGATTTCGACCGTCACGGCAGCGGCTCCGCGAACACGGGCGCCGCAATCACGGCGTTGTGTTCGCCGGTGTGGTCAAACGAGCAGACCGCGAAGGCGACGCCGAGCGAAACCCCGGAGAATTCGTATTCGCCCGTTGCCGGGTCGCTCCACGTTTCGAGCGCGGCCGGGGCAGCGTTGTCGAGCGCGTCGTTCAGCATCAAACGCACGCGACGGGCAATGGGAACGTTCGGCTCGCCTTTCTTGCGCACGGTACCGGCCACCCGTCCGGGACCAATCGGGAGGCTCGCGGGTGGGGGGACGGGGCCGACGAGGCGGACGCGGCGGTCAAGGGTCGGCGGGCCGTACCGTCCATGACGCACCCTGAACGGCATCGGCGAAAGCATCGGAATTTCGTCGCTCACGCCTGCTTACCTCCACGGGCCGGTGATGTCGAAAAACGCGCCCGCACCGTACTCCGCTGAAGATACTGCAAAGGAAAGCGCGGCGAACACGACGGCGCGACCGTCCATCCCCGCGGCGTTCTCGAAAACGCTCCGATCCTGGAATGTAGCCGCAGGGTGCAGCGTGTCGTACATCCCCGGCCATAATCCGCGGAGCCCGCGGCCCGAGAGAACCATGCAGGGGGCGAGGTACAAACCCCCGTCTGCCGGGTTCGGGAACACCATCCCGCAGCCGAACCCAATAGCGAATGCGTAAGCGGAGCTTTGGTACGCTTTAGCTGGGGCGGCTGAGATGCAACAGGCCGGCGGCGATGTGTTCAAGCCCGCGACGTCCCGGGAAAGATATCGGCATACCGGCGCGTTACTGTCTGACGTTTGCTCCCACGGGCTTGAAGTGGGGTGACTATCGGTGTCGTAGTTGATAGCCAAGTTGTAGACTTGAGTTCGGGCAAAGGCATTTTTGACGCCCGGCTTTTCGGAAGAAGTTGTCCCTCCGGCGGTTTGCCGGCCACCGATCGCGCAGGAGTACAAATCGCCCTGCTTGTAGCTGGCGACATCCCCGAAAAAGAAGACTTCCCCGCGAGAACCCGCCGTCGTATTGTCCACCGGAATGAAATAGAACGCGCGATCGTCCCCGATCAGCATCCAGCGGCGCGCGGTGCCGTCCAGCATGTTGCTCTTGCGAAGAACGATCCCGTCCGCGCGCTGCGTCGGGAATGGGAACTGCGACGTGTAGCTGTCGAGCGTCGCCATTTCCTCGCAACCGAACGTATAGGCTTCGCGCGCTCCCGCCGCCCCGGGCGCGTTGTCGTTGACGCGCAAATAGAAACCGGACGATCCGGGCACAATCTGCCGGTAGGCGGCCATGTTTCCCGCCGAGAACGCTTTTTCGAAGCCGAGCGGCGCGAGCTTTACGGTGATCGTCCCGGTCGCGGTGCCATCCGCCACGCCGTCCACGTCGAACGTGAAGCTGTTCGCCGTCGCCGACGTGATGCGCTGCTCGCCATTCAGGGCGGCCGGCGTCGCGCCGTCGATTTTCACGACCGAGCGCAGCGGGAAAAGGTGCCCGAGCGCGACGGTGCCGGTCGCTACGCCCCCCGCCACCGTGAGGGTGTCGAGCGTGACGAGGCCCCACCCGTCCACGAGGCAGGCGTCGAGCAGCGTAATCGCCGCGCCGGCGGTCCCTGAAAGGACTGGGGCGCCGGGCATGTCGGAATGGAAAAACTTCACTGCGGTTGAGGTTGCCACGAAGTACTCCTATCAAATCCGATCGACGTCGCCGCGCGCGAGGATCTCCCACGCGTCGTCGATCACGGTGGTGGCGCCCTGCTGCACGGTGAGCACGGCCCAGATGGGCGGCTGGGCGCCGACGGTGTTGAGGCGGATGACGTTGCCCGCGCTCCAGCCGATGCCGAAGCCCAGGGCGTCGAGGCGAAAGTACGGCGCGCCGGCGGCCGGGTTCAGCGGCGCGACGTCGCTCGAGGTCGGGCCGGTATAGATGACGCCGACGTGCTCGCCGATGACTTCGATGCTGGTGGTGTTGGTCCAGCGGATGACCCAGCGCTCGGTGATCGCGCCGGCGTTGGTGACGTCGGGCGGGTACTGCGCGTCGTTGTAGCTGGCGGTCGCGGCGCTGCCGGTGAGGCTGTCGGACCAGCTGCCGTCCCACGTCTGCTGGTCGAAGAAGTGGCTGACGCGGGCGCGCTGATCGCCGAGCATCAGCGCGGACGAGACCGTCGATCCGACCGGGAATTGATGCGTGAGCGGGCGGGTGAAGGTGATGTCGCCGGAGATCTGCACGTCGGAGACGCGCACCATGTCCTCGACGCGACCGGTGATCGTGACGGGCTGGGGCCAGCCGGTGGGGTCAGTGATCGTGACGGTGCCGGCGTCGAGATCGGCGGACCAGCCGGGGCCGATGCCGAGGCCGTCGAGCCCGACGATGCGCACGCGCGACAGGCGCTCGACGCCGAGGTTGATGACCTGCGCGGCGGTGACGGTCTGCGGCGCGAGCGGGATGTCGCGGCCGAAGACCGCGAATTCGCCGGGGCGGAAGACGGGGACGCGGCCGTCGGAAGGCAGGCGCACCGGGTCGAGGCCCAAGAGCGTCGCGTCGAGCGGCAGATAGCTGTAGGCGACCGCGTTGTAACGGATCGTGCCGGGGTCGACGGGCTCGGTGAATTCGAGCGTGACGATGCCGTATTCGTAATTGACGGTGCCGCCGATGCCGGTGCCGGCAATGACGCCGTCACCGTCGCTGGTGGCGCTGAGCGCGTCGCCGTCGGCGCTGGTCGCGGCGACATAGAGTGAGGACGGGCGCAGCGGCGCGGAGGCGGCGCGGAAAGTCGCGGCGACGGCAGTCCATTGACCGTAGCGCGTGAGGCAGGCGAGCACCGACACGGCGGCGGGCGTGTTGTCGGTCCAGTACGTGAGCGTCGCGCGGCCGGTCGTGTAGTCGATGCTGCCCGCGGCGATCGCGGCGCCGGTCGCGCTGTCGGGGTTTGCGTACAAGGTGCCGGCGCGGTCGATGTAGATCGAGCCGGCGACCGACAGCACGACGGAGCCGGCGACGACGGCGTCGGCGACGGTCGTCGTGAGGTCGAGCGTTAGGCCGGCGGTGCCCGGGGCGATGGTTTCGGCGGTGACGGCCTGCGGGTCGAAGGCGGCGGTGTCGCGTTCGACGGCGATGTCGGCGACGCCGGTGATCGTCAGCGACGGGGTTGTGACGGTCCAATGGTAGTAACTGGTGTATTCGCTGCGGGTTGCACCGATCGGGCCGGTGATCGTGACGACGCCGGTGGCGGCGTCGAACGTGCCGACCGGCTGATCAACCCACGCGTACGACGTGCTGCTCTTGCTGTAGCGGAGTCTGCTGGAGGCATAAACGCGCACCTGCCCGCCGCTGGTGATGTATGCAGGCGCCGCGAGCTGCACGTCGGCACCCGATAGCACGAACGTCATCGAGCCGCCGTTCCTGAACGGCGCGGTGCCGGGCACGGTGAATTGCCCGCCCGAAATCGTCGCGGTCGTGCCGCTCAGGAGGTCCGCGCCGTCGCGCCAGGTATAGGCGTTGGCGACGTTCGCCGCGGCGTCGGGGGGCGCGGTGAAATCGAGCGTGACGTCGCCGGTCGCGTAGTTGATCGTGCCGGTGATGCCGGTGCCGGTGATGTTGCCGTTCTGGTCCGCGTCGGTTGCGGTGCGCGTCGTGCCCGCGACGGGGTAGCTGATCGCGAGCGTGCCGGGCACGACGGGCGCCTGTGCGAGCGTGTAATCGAGGCGCAGCGCGCTCGACGCGGCGGCGGTGGCACCGGCGCGGATCGCGTAGTGCGCGGGCGACGCCCACGAGACGAGGACGGCCGTGCCGGCGTCGGGCAGCGCGCCGGTCGTGAGGTTCAGCGTGCCGGTGACGTAGCTGACGGTGCCGGAGCCGTAGCTCGATGCGGTGCCGGTGAGCTGGCCCGCACCGTTGTCGCGCAGCGCGTACCAGCGCCCCTGCGCCATGTACGCGAACTCGACCGAGCCGGGCGCGGGCAGCGGCGCGAGCGGCACGACCCAGACGTACGAGCGATTTTCGGCGGTGACGGCGACGTGCTTCGTGTGCGCCTGCTGCGCGGCCGCGGCGGCGGGCCGGTAGCTGACGCTCGCGGTGCCGGACGCGGTCGGGGCGGTCGCGTTGAGCGCGATCTCGCCGGTCGCGTAGTTGATCGTGCCGACCTCGCTGCTGCCCAGCCGCACCCGGCCTGCGCCGTCGTCGGTCAGCGTGGTGCCGCCGAGCGCGAGCGACAGGCTACCGGGGAAGCAGCCCGAGCGCAGCACGAAGCGCCCGGACGGCGCGATCGCGCCGGCAATGCTGTAACTGGTCGCGGCAGCGGCGGCCGGCATCATCGGGATGCGGTCGCCCGCCATCGGCAGATCGACGAGCGGGACTTCGGTCTGCGCGCTCGGCACGAGGCGCGTGAACACGCTGTCGAGTGTTGCCGCGAGGTCGCCGATGTTCGCCGCGGCCGTGAGCTGGGCGGCGCCGTAGTAGCGCGCGGCGTCGGCGACGGTGGTGTCTCGGATCTTCGTGCCGTTGGTGGCGCGGGTGTAGAGGCGGTTCGGCGGCGAGCCGGTCAGGTCCTGGCGCAGCGCATCGGAAAGCTCGGCGGTGACGACCAAGGCCGGATAGTCGACGACGGTGCCGCCGCTGCTGTACGAAAACGTCTGCTCGACGGACGACACGTTGATGATGCGTATGTACTGGCGCTTTTCGGCGGGCTGGCCTTCGTCCTGAACGAGACACAGCGTGCGGCCGATCGGCGGCAGTTCCGTGCCGGGACGCTGGAAAATCTGGATGCTGCGCTGGCCGGCGATGTGGTTTTCGAGCAGGTAGCCGGACCACTCGGGGCCGGCGAACAAGTACGCCTCGACGCGGTTCGCGGCATCCGCGCGGCGGTCGAAATAGTCGCCGGTCGAGAACAGCGAGACGGAGACGTTCGGGTCGGCCGGGGGCTTCGCGACGACGATGTTCGCGCCGAGCAGCTGATCCGTGTCGGGCGTGTCGACGGACAGGAAGAGCTTGCGGAGGCGCACCCGGCCGCCGGCGCGGTCGGCTTCGGAGATGTCGGGGAAGATCTCGTTACTCGCGCCGTCGCGAATGATCATCGCGGTCGCGCGACCGCCGCCCTCGGGCACGTCGTCCATCACCTGCGAGGCGCGGAACTGGATGTTTTCGGAGAGGATGGGCATGCGTTACTCGCGCAGTTACTCAGATAGGGTCGTGAATCGGAGTGTGGCCAGCACCCAGTCGGCGGGCAGCGGGTCGGCGTAGTGGACGAGCGGGCGGGCTTCGAACGGGCCGCCGTCGTGGTGGCGGAAAACGACGAGGTGCGGCGTGCCGCGCAGCGTGAGCGTCATGCGCTGGCCGGGGGTGTCGGCCCAGGCTTGCAGCTGCGCCATGTCGGCGCGGGTCATCCAGCCGGAGCGCTCGTCTTCGTTCTGCAGCGTGATCGGGCGGCCGGCGAGGCGTTGGGCGGTCTGGATGATGAGCGCGCCGGTGAGGCTGCGGCTCACAGACTGTTCGGTCGCGGCCCAGGTGTATTCGTCGCTCCACTGCAGGTCGGGGTCGAGGGCGAGCACGGTCGCGCCGACGGTGAGGGTGATCGTCATCGGGCGGACCTCGCCATGTCTTGCTCGAGCTGCTGGAGCATCGAGACCAGCGCCTGTGCGTCGGCGGCGCCGGCGGTATTGATGGTGCGGCGGGTGTTGCCGACGTTGACCGACACTTCATAGCGGGTGACGGTCTCGGGTGCGGCGGCCGGAGCGACGGCGGCGCGCTGGGGCGCCGGGCCGTAGCTGCTGCCCTGCCGTTCCTTGCGCATCTGCTCGGCGTCGACAGCTTCGGTCATACGTCCCAGCACCTTCGACACCCAGTCGGCACCGCTGACGGTCTTGCGCTCCATCGAGCGGCCGAGCTCGAGATAGAGCTGCTCGATTTCCTTGCGGAACGTGAGGCCACCGATTTGTTCGGCCCGGGCGTAGAGGGCGAGGAAGGGGCTGCTGTAGGACTTGCCGTCGCTGCCGCCGCCGGACGGCGGGTCGATGAGGTTGCCGTTCTCGTCCCACACGCCTTTGAGGCCGCTCGCCTCGCGCTTGATCATGCCGATTTTGCTGGCGACTTCTTCGGCTTTCTGGCGGAGGTGGTCCAGCGCGTTGGCGCCGTTGTCCATGCCGCGCACAATGGCCTTGCCGGTTTCGTCGGCTTCGATGCGGAGCTTGTACATTGCCGCTTCGGACTTGAGGGCTTCGTTCGCGACGCCGCCGTTCGCTTCGATCGCTTTTGCCGCATACGCGGCGAACGCGGCCTGGATGTCGCGCGCGGTCGCGGTGCCGCTGTTGCGGATGATGTCGAAATCACGCCTGGCATTCGCGGCGGCGGTTTCGAGGGCGGCTTGGCTCGTCACCCCCAAGCGGCTGAAGGCGGCCTCGACCTGCTGGGAGGCCGCTGCCGCGTCGGTGCCGAGGTCGCGCAGCTGCGGCGCAGCGGTGGCCGCAGCGCTGCCGGCCTTGGTGACTTCACCCGCGACAAACTGCGCGCCGTTGCCGAGGGCATCGAGCTGGTCGGCGCTCAAAGTCGCCTGCTCGCCGACCGTCTTGACCGCGGCGCCGGCGGCGCTCACTGCCGGCACGGCTTCGGCGGCCGAACTCGTGAGGGTCTTCCAGCCGTTCGCGGCTGTCTCGGCGCCAACGGCCGCGGCGCTGAACGCTTCGGTGCTCTTGCGCGCGAATTCGTCGGAGACGGCGTAGGCGGCCTGCGCTTCGGCCCGCATCGACGCGGCGGCCTGCGCGAATCCGTCTGACAGGCTGCCGAAGGTGATCTTCGATATTCCGTCGGAGATCAGCGCGAGATCGGCGAGGAACGCGGACGCGAGCCACGAGGCGCCTTCGCCGACCTTGTAGATCGCGGCGAGGACGGTGTTCAGGCCGGTGCTCATGACGCCATACGCAGTCTGCAACACGCCGCCGGCGGTCGTCGCGTGGTTGCCGATCGCGGTGAAGACTTCGCCGGCGCGCGCCGCGAACGCCTGCAGGTTCGCGGCGAGCTGGGTGAAATCGACTTTGGCGAAGAACTCGGCGGCCCACTTGCCGGCGGATTCGAACGCGGCCTTGATCGCGTTGCCGAACGCGGTCGCGGTGCCGTCGGTGACGAAGCCGCGCAGGCGCTCGGCGATCGCGTTGATCTGCCCCTTGAGGATGTCGAGCACCGGCGTGCCGAGCTTGATGAGCAGCGCATCCCAGGCGCTGCCGAAGCCTTTCGCGGCGCCGTCGAGGTTGTCGCTCATCACCGCGGCGAAGCTCTTGGCGCTGCCGGCGGATTCATCGAGCTTGGCTTTGAGCGCGTCGAGCGAGCCGATGCCCTGGTTCAACAGCGCGCGCAGCGCCGGGCCCGCTTCCTGGCCGACGGCGTTGATCGCCGCTTGCCCGGCCGGTCCGGCGGCGGCGAGCTGGCGCAGCGCCTGGTCGAAATCGTTCGTGATGATGCCGGCGGCGGCGAGCTCCTGGCGGAACTTCGAGGCCGGGTCGGAGAACTGCGCGAGGATGCTGTTCAACGCGGTGCCGGCGCGGGAGGCGTCGATGCCGGCGTCGGCGAACTTGCCGATGATCGCGACGGTCTGCTCGAGGCTCAACCCGAGGCTGTTCGCGAGCGGCGCGGCATAGCTGAGCGCCTGGGCGAGGCCGTCGACGGAGGTGTTCGAGGCGTTCGCGCCCATCGCCAATACGTCGGCGACGCGGCCCGCCTCGCTGAACGACAGGCCCATGCCGGCGACGGCCTTGCTGATGTAGTCGCTGGCGGTGCCCAGCTCGATGCCGCCCGCTGCGGCGAGGTCGAGCACGGCGGGCAAGGTCTTGACGGCGTCGGTCGCCGACAGCCCGGCTTTGGCGAGGTTTTCCAGTGCGCCGGCGGCTTCGACGCTGCTGTACTTGGTGGTGGCGCCGGCGGATTCGGCCGCTGCGCGCAGCGCGTCGAGCTCGCCGCCGGACGCGCCGGCGGCAGCCTGCACGGCGGACATCGCGGATTCGAATTCGCGCGCCGCGCCGACCGCGTCGCCGAAGAGCTTCGCGCTGAAGTACGTCGCGATGGCGGCCCCGACCGCAGCGACTTTGGTCTGCAGCGACGTGAAGACGCTCGACGCTTCGTCGCGGGCGCCGATGATGAGCTGGACTACTTTGTTCGCCATGGCCTGCCTGTGGGGGAGCCGGCCCGCTGCCTCCGCAGCGGGCTTTACGGGACGGGGTTACGCCGCGTCGCGCAGTTCGACGGTGAAGGGCTCGGTCTTGCCGACCGGAGTCTTCATGCGACCGGTCAGCGGCAGCTCGGCAAATTCGCTGGACAGGAAGTCGAAGGCGGCATCGGGGCTGATGATCCCCTCATGTACCGTGACAATGCAGGGCAGCTTGTCGGCAAAGTTGATGCCGTCGAGCACGAAACGGCCGCGGACTTCACTTTGCGTGGCGCCGCTAATGAGCGCGCCGGAGATCGCGCTGTAGGCGCCGAACACCTTGAGGGTAGCGCCGGCGGTGATACCGGCCCCATCCTTGACGCGCAGCCAGCCCAGACGCCAGTTGACGTCGTAATGCGTGCCCAGCGCGTACGTGGTGTCGCCGGCGGCATTCTTGACAGTGAAGCCCTCCTCCTGCCAGTTCTGGTGCGGGAGTTCCACCCAGCCGCCGAGGTCCGCGACGACCTCGAGGGCCGATCCTTCCGCGATCGTGCCCGCGGAGGTATTGATGATGGACTGGGTGCCCATCAGCGCGAGCGTGAGGCCTTCGCGATCGACCTCGCCGAAGGTCACCGCGAAGTCTGCTGGCTGGGGCAGTGGCACCGATTCGATAACCTGTCCGTACGTGTTGCGACCCTTGCTCGCCTTTTCCTTGATTTCGACGTTCGGCTTGCACTCCATCTTCTCGACTTCGTACGGGCCGTACATCGACATGAGTGCGCCGGTGAGCGGGTTGTAGCGCTGAACGTAGAGGTCTCCTGCGCCGAGGAATCCGCGTGCTGCCATAGTGTGTGCTCCTGTGACGATCCGCGCCGGGCGCGGTGAGGTGTACGGGTGATGTCAGGTGTACTTTCGGGCTTATGCAGACCGGCCGCCTGTGGCCGGATTTCGTCGGCCAGGCGCGCGCCGATCAGGGGGCACGCAGGTTTTCGACGTAGTCGACTTCGATTTCGACGACTGCGGAGACTTGCGCGAGGCCGTCCTCGCGGGCGCCGATGCTGCGCCCGGCGTAGCGGATTTCGCGGGCGAGGCCGGCGAGGTTCGCGGGCTCGGCGAAGAGCGCCCGCTTGAGGTCGGCGATGATCGCGTGGGCGGCGTCGTTGGGGTTGTTCGGGTCGCACGCGGCGTGGCCTTCGACGAGCAGCGGCAGGGTGAGCTTGACTTCGTGCCGGGCGCCGGCGTTGAGCAGGCGGTCTTCGCCTTCGACGAGGACGCAGCACGGCAGCGCATGGTGGTCGAGCCGGAGCCTGCCGCGGAACACGCGGGCGCCGATGTCGGTGAGGTAGCCGCCGGCGACGGTGATGCCGGCCAGGCGTGCGGTGACGGCGCGCGCGAGCTCGTCGGCGCGGCTGACGGGGTTTGCGGGGATGGTCATCGGTTCATTGCCTTGTCGACTTCGTGCTGGATCTGGCGCAGCAGCGCGGCTTCGAGTTCGGTCTCGATGGTCGGCACGAGGGCTTCGGCAACACCGTTGAAGAGCTGGTCGACGGACGGGCCGTACAGGTGCTTGATGTCGCGGCGCGCCGGGCCGGTGCGAATGAAGACGCCCATGCCGTTGCCACCGCCGACGTTGCCGGCGCGCAGCGGCATGAGAAACGCGCCGCGCATTTTCTTTCTGCCCCCGCCCTTCTTGACCCCTACCGAGATGCCGGCCTGTTTGCGGCCTGCGGGGATGCCGCGCAGGGTGTCGCCGCTCCCGCCGGACGCGGCGCGCGTCAGCTGGGATGCGCCATAGGTCGCAAGCCGCGTAGGACGCTGGCGGGCGCTGATCGTGGCGCCCGGTTTGGCGAGCGTGGCACTTTGCAGCGTCATGCGTTCACGCACGTAGGTGGCGGAAAGGCGCACCTGGCTGGTGATCGCGCGGCGCGCGCGGGTCATCGTCTTGGCTGCGACGCGGTTGATGGCGCGGGTTTGGGCGACCGCAATGGTCTTGCCCGCGTCGTCGAGCCCGCGCGCGATGTGGCGCATTTCGCGCAGGCTGCTTGCGGCGATTTCGATTTTCACGGGGCGGCCTTGCGCACGACGCACTCGACGGTGATGCCGTCGCCGCGCAGGATGCTGTCGATGATCCAGGCGGTGGCGCCGACCGTGAGGGCGTCGCCGGTACGCGGCGCAGTGGCGGCCATCAGCGTCGCGGTGGTGACGAGCTGCGCGACCTGGCCGTATTCGCCGATGATCTCGACACCTTCGCTGATGATGGCGACGACAGGCTCGCCGGCACGCAAAACCGCCTCGTCGCCGAAATGGGCGCCGAGGCGGGTTGCGGCGCGGGAGAAGGCTGCGCCGGTGCGGCTCATCAGTTGGTGGTGAGTTTGATGACTGCGCGCGGACGCGTGCAGATGTTCAGCGGGTTGGACTGCGCTTCGAGCTTGATACCACGCCCGCCTTCGGTTTCCCACTGCTTGGCGTACATCGGCTGGCCGAGGGTGCCGGCGGTTTCGACATAGTCGGCGGGGGCGAAAGCGGTGACGAAGAGATCCTGCACGCCTTCGGGCACGGCGAACGCTTCGGCGTCGGCGACCTTGACCGCGCTGGTGCCGCGGTAGCGCTCGAACACGATGCCGCCGAATTCGATTTCCTGCCGCGGGTCACCGCGCAGCGAGCCGGCCATCTGCGTGTTGAGATAGGTGTCGCGCACGAACGGGTGGTCGATGAGCTTGGACCAGAACGTCTTGCCGCAGAACGCCCGCACGCCGGAGAACGACAGGCCGCCGAGCGCGTCTTCGACCTTCTCGAGCACGTTCCCGCACAGCACGCGGACCTTGGTGTCGGCGGTGCCGAGCGCCATCGCTTCGGTTTGCTGCGACACGCCGAACTCGGTGAAAAGGCTGACGGCGTTGCCGGCGGCGTCGTAGTAGTTGCCCATGATCGCGGCGAGGCGGTGCGATTCGATCGTGTATTCGATCGTCGAGCGCATGGCGGCCAGACGCTGGGCGAGCAGCCGCGCGAGGGTCTCGACTTCCGATTCGCTGCCGAAGGCGCGGATGCCCGTGATTTCGTCGGCGCCGACGATGTCGTCCTGCTTGATCGACGGAATTTTGAAGCTCTTGACGGTGCGGCTACCGTGCTGCGCCGGGTTGGCCGGGGCGCCACGCTGGGACACCGGCAGCAGCGCGAGCACGCCGTCGTATTGCTCGATGAACGTGGTGAGGGTGTTCACCGGCTTGGCGACGAACAGACCGGACGCGCCGATGCGGCCGGGTTGGTACGGGACTGCCTGGATGGCAGAGGTGAGCGACGCGAGGGAAAACGCGTCGTTTTCGAAAACATTCAAACCGGGCATGCTGGAATCTCCTTATCGAACAATGACGCCGGCAGCGGCCAGGTCGGTGATGCCGGCAGCGTCGATGCCGGTGAGGTGGACTTCAGCGACTTCGGCGTCGCGGACGATGACGATGGCGGGCGTGTCGGCAGCGGTGGCGTCGACGGCGGCGTACAGCACCGCGGCGGCAGTGCCGAGGCCGGTGGTGGTGTCGAGGTCGTCGTAGGCGTCGTACTTGCCGGAGGCGGTGACGATGCCGAGCACGGTGCCGGCGGCCAGCGCGCCGGCACCGGAGACGACGGTGACCGCTTCGCGGCTGCGGGTGCCGGAGGCCTCCGAGATGAGGAATTCGCCCGTTTGCCGGGCTTCGGTGTAGGTTGCCATGTCGCGTTACTCCTTGGTCTGGCGAGGGGGGAAGATCTTGTTCCACACGGCGGCGCCGCCGGGCGCGGCCGCGTTGCCGGGGTGGGCCGGCAGATGGTTGCTGGTGTGCGTGGCTTCGTCGGCTTCGGCGAGCGCGTCGCAGAGGGCCTGGCGCGATTCGGCCAGCGTCTTGCGGGAGCGGATGAGACCCGCGGCGAGCGCGGGCTGCTTGGCGAACGCGCACAGGTCGCGAATCTCGCGGGCCTGTTCGATCGCGGCGCGCGCCTGGTCGGCGGTGGCGATCTGGTCGTCGAGCAGCCACGCGGCGACGTGGTCGCCGAGACCGTGGGCGACGGCTATGGTGTTGATCTGGGTCGCGAGTGTCACGTGGGCCGGGTCAGGGTTTCCGGCGGCGGCGGCCGGGTCGCCAGATGCGGGATCACCTCCTTCGTCTGCGGTCGATTCAATCTGCTGGATCTTCGCGAGCACCGCGGCGGGGATGCCGAGGGCGCAGGCGAAAGCGTGGGCGGCGGCGGACTTCTTGCCGATCGCCTCGACGGTGTCGCAGAAGCCGTGCTCGAGCGCTTCGGCGGCCGTCATGTAGGTGTCTTCGTCGAGCAGCGCGCGGATCTCGTCGGCGCTCTTGCCAGTGCGCGCAACGTAGGTTTCGAGCAGCGCGGCTTCGAAGGCTTCGAGGTCGTCCGCGGCCTTGCGCAGATCCTTGGCCGTGCCGGCGGCGTAGTTCCACGGGTTGTGGATCATCATCACGGTGTTGGCCGGCATGATGATCTCGTCGCCGGCCATCGCGATGATCGAGCCCGAGGACATGGCGACGCCGTCGACCCGGACGGTGACGCGGGCGGCGTGGGCGCGCAGGAAGTTGAAGATGGCGAGCGCATGATCGACTTCGCCGCCGCGGCTGTTGATGCGGACGGTGAGTTCCTTGACGTCGCCGAGCGCTTCGACCTGGGCGATGAAGTCGCGGTCATTGACGCCCCATTCGCCGATGTAGCCACGAATGGCGACTTCGGCGGGAGCTTCGGCAGTCGCAGCGGCGACGGTGAACCAGCTTTTCGGCATGGCCGGATTCCTTGAATTACGGTTTTACGAATGGTGCGGCGAGCGGCGATGTGGCGCCTGTGGGCGGATTTCGGCGCGGGGCTCAGTCGGCCTGCTTGAACACGCCGGTGGCGTTGTAGAGGCTGACGACGGCGGCGACGGTGCGCTCGAGCGCGGGCCACAGTTGTTCGAAAGCGACGGTGGCGCCGGTGACGGTGCTGTAGGCGGCTTCGATGGTCTGGCGCAGCAGCGCGAGCTTGGCGGCGCCGTTGCCACCGGCAGGCAGCGCGTCTTCGATGGCGCGGACGACTTCGAGGATCAGCGGCAGCAGCGAGAGGATGAGCTTGAGAGTCTGCAGGGCTTGCATGGGGGTGGCTCCTAGTGGGTGCAGACGAGAGTCAGCATCGCGCCGTCAAGGCTCGATACGAGGGTCGTCGGGTCGGTCAATGAGATCGGGGAATGGGGGTCGAACAGCGGGTGGATGCCGGGGTGGCAGGCCCACTTTGGTGCTGGTGGCGGTGGTGGCCCATGCGTTGAACAGGCCGACGACAGCAGCAATGCCGCCAACAATCGCAGCGATGTCGTCATTGCTGATGTCCATCGGGTAGAGGACGAGCGCCGCGCCGAGCAGGCCGACAAGCGCGTTGATCAGGTTTTGCCGGCGCTTCCAGACGGCGGGGTCGGCGAGGCTGGCGCCGTGGCGCAGCGCGGCGAATGCGGCGGCGAGCTTGTGCATCACGCGCCCCACCAGAAGCGGAACAGCATGCGCTGCCACGCGCAGGCGATGCGGAGATTGCTGGACGTGACCGACTCGACCGCCTCATGCCAGCGGCACGACTGGGATACGGCCGGCTTGACGGGAAACGGGATGACTTTGGCGAGCATGTCTAGGTCTCCTGCAGGTTTGCGGCGATGCGCCGGGCCCAGCCGCGGCCGAAGACGGGCCAGGTCGGCAAGCCGGCGAGGAAGCGCAGCCGGTGCGCGTTGAAGCGGGCGACGGCGGTGCCGGGGTCGGCGCGGCGGGCGCAGGCGATGGTTTTTGCGCCGATGATGCCGTCGGGGTGGGCGCCGACGGCGCGTTGCAGCCACAGCGCGGCCTGCGCGGTGCCTGAATTGACTGCCGCATCGAATACATGCATGCGCAGCCAGCCGGGCAGCTGGTCGCATTGGCAGGCGTCCCAGTACGAGGCGCGATAGATGATCCGGGCGAATTCAGCGGGCAGCTCGCGCATCAGGCCGTGGTAGCCGTGGGCGCGGGCGACGCGCTCGGTGATGCCCCATCGCGTGGCGCCGCCGGTGTCTGCCGCGTGGTCGCTGAAACCGCCTTCGTGGCTGAGGACGCGGGCGAAAGCTTCGTCAAACGTCATGTCTCGAGATCCTTTATGCGCTGTTCGCCGATGCGGGTCGCCCAGGCGCGCACGGTGTCGGCGCCGAGCAGGCCGATGGCGCCGCCGGCGAACGTGCTGTAGTCGCCTTGGATGCCGAGCGCTTCGGCGAGCGAGGCGATGCTCAGGGCGATGGCGCCGCACAGCGTGCATTCGAGCAGCCGCCGCACGATCGACGGTTCGCGACCGTCGTACATCACGCGGATCAGGGCGACGGCGGCGCCGACGATCGCGGCGCGGATCGGGTCGGGGAGTGCGTCCCACAGCGCGGCCCACAGGCTGAGGTATTTGTCAGGCATCGGCGGGGCCCGGCGGGGTGAGCTTGAGGCGGGTTTCGCGGGCGCGATCTTCGGCGCGTTCGGCGTCGACCTCCTCCGGGTCGTCGCCGCGCTCGGTGATGATCTGGCTGCGGGATTTGAAGCCCGCTTCCTTCTCCATCTTCTTGGCCTGAACGTCCTGCGTGGGGTGGATGTAGGCCCAGCCGTGCGGCGCCCAGGTGACGTTGCGGGCTTCGCGCGCTTCGTCCGGGGTGAGCACGCCGGAAAGGCCTGCGGCGGCGGCCCAGGCGTCGCGCACCGGCGCGCAGAGCATGGGGATGAGGATCTGCCACTGGCGTTGTTCGCAGTGCCGCCGGAATTCGTTGATGACGACGCGCAGGGTGCGGTCTGATACGTCGCGGATGTCGCCGGTGAGGAGCTCGTAGGGCGTGCCCTGCCCGGCCGAAACACCCAAGTGTTGCTGCCGCATGAATTCGCCGTAGTTGGCGCCGGCGTCCGGGGGATCGCTGAACTTGGGTTCCTCGCCGGGAGCGAGTTCCATGCTGATGCCCGGCTCGAGCGCGGCGAGCGGCGCGCCGCTGGTGTCGTACTGGATCGCGGTGCCGGTGACCGGGTCGATGGCGGCATCGGTGCTGCCGCTGGCCGGGCGGGTGATCAGCAGCGTGAAGAGGTTGGCAAGTTTTTGGCGCTCGAGCACGGCGTCGTCGAAGTCCATGACGCCGCGCAGCTTGGCGAGGATCGGCGCGAACTCGGAGACACCGCGCAGCTGGCCGGGGCGCAGCGGCTCGAAGAGATGGCGGACGCTGGCGGCGTCGACGCGAGCGAGGTCGGTGAGGCTGATCGAGCCGGAGAAGGTGTCGCCGGGGTGTTCGCGGTGCATCCAGTAGGCGACGCGGCGCCCGATGCGGTCGAACTCGATGCCGGAGCGGATGCGGTTGCCGTTGGGGAGGTCCTGGTCGAGCATCGGGACCATGTCGGATTCGAGGAGCTGGATCTGCAGCGGGACCGGCAGGCCGTCCTCGAGCCGGCGCGGGCGCAGGCGGATGAAGACTTCGCCGGAGACGACCCAGCTGCGGGTGGCGAGGGTCTGCAGGCCGTAGAAGTCGAGGATGCCGTCGGCGTCGGCGAGGTTGGCCCAGTCGTCCCACAGCGCAACGAGGCGCGCCTTAAGGGCGGCATCTTTGGTGCGCGGGCGCGGGAGGATGCCGACGCCGACGAGGTTGGTCGTCCAGACGCGCGCGCCGGAGGCGCCGGCCCATTCGTTGCGGCTGGCATCGCGGCTGCGGTTGCGGATCGTCGGCAGGCCGGTGATGGCGCGGTTCGGGCCGCTGCTCGGCGCCGACCAGCCGCGCATGCGGCGACCGTGGCCGGCGGCGTCGTAGCGAGCCTGGACGGTGAGCGCGGCGCCCTGCCCGGCCGTGGCCGGGACGACGCGGCGGGGACTGTTGCGCTTGCCGTTGCGCTTGGCCATCAGTCGAAGCCTCGGCCGGCGTGGTAGAGCTTGGTGATGCGCGGACGGACGCGGCCGGACTCGGTCGCGAGTTGCTGCAGGGCGTCGTCGCGGGCGATCTTCAGCTCGGCGACGGAGCGGTATTCGACGGTCTTGCCGTCAGCAAAGCGCACCATCCGCTCGCCCTGGCGAATGGCGGCGTTGAGAGCGTCGATGTCGGATTGGGTGACGGGCATGGCGCAACCTGTGAAGGATTGCGCCAAGGATCGCGCGCGCGGGCACGGGGTGCCTGTGGGTGGATTTCAGCTATGCAGGGCGACAGCGGCAGGCGGGAGCGAGTGCTAGAGTGGGTGAAAGGACTCGCGCCGGAGGAGACCATGGAAACCGAGAGTCGGCAGTCATTCGTCCGCTCCATTCTCGCGAAGGTTTCGCTCGGAGTTGCAGCGGCGATTCCAGTGGCAACTTTCGTAAGCGGCGGAGCATCGCTATCGGAACAGAATCTTGAGCCAGGCTCCTGCATCGTCCGGCACGAGTTTGAGCTCCTCGGGATCGTTGCGGCCAAGTTCGATTCGTATGACCGGGAGTGCGGCGAAGCTCAGGCGGTCTTGGCCATCATGAACGCAGGCACCGGCGACCCTCGCGACATAGGGATGATCGCCGTTGCGATCGAAGCATGGAGTCGGAAGCATCCCCGCATCGCCGAATTGGTCGAGGATATCAGGGGGCAGATAACGGCGGGAGAGGTCCCTCGCCCACTCACCCCCGTTAAGCCGGAGCAAATGGACCGCTGATCGAAGCACAGCGGGTAAAGTCCGACGGTAATACTAGCACTACGAACGGCTACTCCAGAACTTACAAGGCGGCGACGGCGGGCACGATGCTCGCAGAGGGCGCGGGGAGAAAGTGCGCAGCAGGTGACCGCGCCTTTTCTTTGCGCTCCGGCGCCAACCGCAATCTCGCAGCCTCTTTCGGTTGAATTCCAGCGCGCACTGTGCGGGCGACGCCGTGCAATGCTCCCGCGTTGTCGATATTTTTTACAGTCGCAGATGATTTGTTACCGTACCCCTATCGGCTACTCTTGTAACAGTTTGAATAATATGTGATATATATAACCGCACAACATCCAGGCTCATTTTTTGATAACGAAAACGTCATTATCTTCTTGTCGGTATTTATATGCACAACGTGCTTTTGGTCGGCGCTGCATCCCTGTTAATAATCGGCCATGATGCCGCGTCCGCAGCTCTGTTCGACCGAGGCGGCGGGCTCATTTATGACAGCGTGTTGAATGTCACTTGGTTGCAAGACGCGAACTACGCAAAAACGTCTGGGTATGACTCTGACGGAAGAATGACATGGAGCGAGGCGACGAATTGGGTATCTGGGCTTCAATTTTATGATGAGAAACGAAAAGTTTACTATGATGATTGGCGGTTGCCGACTGCCGGGCCGGTAAATGGCGACACGTACGTTTATAGTTGGAGTTATGACGGTTCTAGTGACTGGGGGTATAACATCGCCGCGCCGGGTTCCGTCTACGCCGGGAGCACGACAAATGAAATGGCTCATCTGTTTTACATTTCCTTGGGTAACCAGGGACTCTGCGACGCCGCGACTTCCACCCGTAGCACTTGCCAACAGCTAGAAAGTGGCTGGGGTACGGACAGCCCCGGACCCTTTATCAACATTCAAGCGGATCTCGCAGACAGTTACTATTGGACAGGCACTCGCGGAAACCCTGATTTTTCCGAGCTCACTTGATTTTAGTTTTTACCATGGTGGACAAGGGAGCCATTACACCGGCAGTGATTTGTACAGGCCGGTTTCCTATCTTTCGGCATGGGCTATCCGTGACGGTGATATCCTTGCGGTACCGTCGCCCAGCACCATTGTGTTGTTGGCCGCCGGACTCCTAGGATTGATCATCCGGAGACGCTAGCGTTCGGCAGCGAGATGACCGCGATCGGCCGTGGCGGTCAAAATAGCCGCCCTCCCCTGACGACCGTAGGCAAGGGGAATGCGCCGGCGCTTGATGCATCCCGACGATGAGCTCGTCACCTCATCAGATAGCCCGATCGCGCTACGCGCCGCGAGGCGACTACCGCACGGGGCAAAGGCGCAGGGGCCGGCGCCGACGAAGCGCGCATACCAGTGAGCTCACTTGCGCTGCCTTGCGCGGTCTCGCATTCCATCACCGGTTCCGCCGGGGCCTCCTCCGCTTCTTGGTTAGCGATAGGCTCCGCCTTGATTTCCTCGGGCGGAAGCGGGGCGGACAACGTGCGCTCCAGTAGATCAGCCTGGTGCAGCCGCTGTTCGCATTCCGCCCACCGAGGCTCACCCCACCGATTGACACCGAGCCGCACGCCGGCGGCGTAGGCATAGACGAGGGTGTCCCACGCTTCGTTGCGCACGCCGGGGACAGGCACCCAGCGGCGATAGACCACGCCGTTCTGGAAGCGCTTGACGAGCTTTTCGGAAGCGAGCTGCTCGAAGTACTCGTCGGGCAGCCAGTCGCCGAAGTGGATGAAGTTCTTGCCCGGCGTTTCGAGGCGCAGCCGGGCGGAGAGCGTGTTCTTGATCTGGCTGACGCCGATGACCCAAAGCAGGTCGCCGTTCTTGACACGCTTGCCGCCCTGGTCGACTTCGCGGGCGCTCGGCGGTGGCATGATCGGCGCGTCGAAGGGCTTGGCGCCCTTGATGGCGAACACCATGCGGCCGGCCTTGCCGCGGCAGAACTTGTGGACTTCGTTGGTGGTGTGGCCGTCGGAGGCGTCGATCGCGCACGCGGCGATGCGCATCTCGGCGCCGTTCTGGTAGCGCAGCGGCGTCTGCAGCCAGGTGTCGAGATCCTGCCAGACCTGCGCTTGCAGCGGGTCGCCCCAGATGATGTGGTAGTCGACGACCCAGGCTTCCTCGTGCCGGCCGATCGCGAGCGTGTGGCATTCGAGGCGGTTGTGCTGGACGTCGACGCCGGCGGTGAGGATGAGGCCGCCGTACGGGACCATACGGTGGTCGTAGCGCTCGGCGCGGGCTTTGATCGCGGAGACGGTGGCGCGCTCGCCCTGCTGCTCGTAGGCTTCGCCGAGGTCCATGTTCGTGACTTTCTTGAGCAGGGTGTCGTCGCCGCGCGCGGCGAGCGCGAGGGCCTGCTCCCAGTCGGCTGCGATGTCGCTCCAGCTGCGCCAGCCGATCGGCGAGTAGAGGCCGGGACAGTGGTAGCCGCGGGTGCGCGGGCGCTTGCTGACGGCGGTCGGCCGCCATTCGACGCGCTCGAGCATCCAAGTCTTGTGGTGCTCTTCGATCTCGGCGCCGCAGTCCTGGCAGACGAGGCGCGCTTGTTCCGGGTGGCCGGTCGGCCAGCGGATGTTCTCCCAGCGGATGTGGTCCATGTGGCCGCAGTGCGGGCACGGGACGAAGGCGCGGCGCTGATCGGTCTCGTCGTAGTCGACCATGATGCGGCTCTCGTCCTTGTTGCCGGGGGTCGAGAGCTTGAAGATCTTGCGGTTGCGCTTGAACGTGTCGGTGCGCTTGACGGCCATCCCGATCGGGTCGCCCTGGCCATCGACGTCGCGCGGGTAGCGATCGATCTCATCGAGGACGAGGTAGCGGATCGCGCGGGACTGCAGCCCCTGCGCGGAGTTGGCGCCGGTAACGGCGAGGAATCCGCCGGGGAAGCGCTTGTGCTTGACGGTGTTGCCGCCGTCGCGGCTCTTGGCTTCAGCGACGCGGCGCTTGAGGATCGGCGTGTATTCGATGAGCGGGTTGATGCGCTCGCGCACGTAGTCTTTCGCGGCATCGACGGTCGGCTGCACCATCATCGAACGGCCGGGCGCGATGTGCATCACGTAGCCGAGGAAGTTGTTCGCGGTCTCGGAGCCGGAAATCTGGCCGCCCTTCACGAGGACGACTTCGTCGATGTCGGAGCCCGGGGAGAGGTCGCGCATGATGTCGCGCATGAAGGGCGTGCGCGACAGGCGGAATTTGCCGGGCTCGGCGCTATCGGGCGGGAGGTAGCGGTATTGCTCGGCCCATTCGTCGACGTCGATGTCCGGATCGGGCATCAGGCCGGCGCACCAGGCGGCGCCGACGGCGGCGCAGGCGGACGGATGGGCCATCAGAGGGCGAGCTCCTCTTGCGCGGGTTCGTCGTCGCCATCCTCGAGCTCGGCGCCGAGCTGGCCCGCGGCGTCGGCGGCGGATTCGAGTGCCTGGCGAATCTCGTCGGCCAGCAGTCGCCCGCACTCGCCGGGGTCGGTGCAGACCGCGAGCGTGTCCTGCAGCCGCGGCGGGATCGCCATCATCGCGTCGCGGATCTGGCGCGCCATCTCGAACTGCGTCTTGTGGACTCCGTCAGCATCGAGGAGGCGCGACTCCTGCTCGGCATTCGCAAGGCGGCGCTTCAGCAGGTCTTCGACAACGACGTAGAACTGGGCCTCGTCGAAGTTTCGGGGGATCGCGTGGCGGATCGCCTCGAGGGCCTGACCGGCGGGGAGTCCCCCGAGGTCGGCCGGCGGCAGGGTCGGAATGCCGGCAGGCAGGGACGACGCAGTATCGCCCGACGTGGCGGGTTCGCTCTTGCGGCGCTGGCCCTTGCCGCGCTGGCTCTGCAGCTTGTTGATCTTCTCGCGCAGCACCACGTCCGCGTAGTCCGGATCGATCTTGCCTTCGATCGCCACCAGCTTGCCGCTGCGGATGTGGTAATCGACGGTCGTGTGAGCGAGGCCGCGGGACTTCGCGTAACCCCGGACGGACATCAATTCCTTGGCTGCCATGTTCGAATCGTTGCCTTGTTCAGTGTTGTGTTCAGGAAACTGTTAGAACCGCTCAAACCCTAGAAACTAGCGAGATTTCGGGGCTCTACGTCCCCGCGTGGGGCGGTGGTCACAGGGGCCCCCGGCCGTCCGTCGCGGTCGTCGATCGGCAGCTCGAACTGGTCGGCGCGGCGCTGCTCGACCTCGGGCACCTGCGGCCAGCCTTTGCGACGCAGGATCATCGGCAGCACCCCCATACGCTCCGCACGACGACGGATCGAGCGAACGTTCGACGTCGTCATGCGAAACCGGTTGGCGACGTAGCGCTCGCTGTATCCATCACTGAGCAGCGTCGTGACTTCGCGGTTGCGCCGGGCTCGCATGTAGATGTCGCCGGCCGGAAGATCGATCGTCTGCCCGCCGAACACCGCGACCAGTTCGGCGAACGCATCGCGCCCGAGCAGTTGCGCGATGACATGGTTCGGGTGCGCGATATCCGGCACGTACAGCGACCGCCCGCCGAGCCATCCCGACATCTCACACGTCGCCTCGAAGCCGATCACTTCACAGATCTGTTGCAGCATGCTCTTCACCGCTTTCCCCTTGTTCGCATCCATTCGCGATTCAGCGCCCGGACCGACGCCTCGTCGTGCCATTCACCTGCCTCTTGCGCCCGGAACTTCGCATGCTCCGCCTGAAGTTCCGCCAGCCGGCGCCCTGCCCTTTGCCGCAGCCAAGCCGCGCCCGCGACGAGCCCTTCGTTGTTGCCGGAAGCCAGATGCGCCTTCACGATCGCACTCACCTCCCCGATCTCCTCCATGCTCCACCCTTCCCGCTCCAGCGCCGGACTCACGAACCGAAGATCGGCCCGCATCGCGTCCAGAATTGCCGGGTCAAACATCCGTCCAACCCATGAAAACAAGGTTGGACGGCGAGGTTGGACGGCTGAAACCCTTATGGCTGCTGCCTTTGTCCAACCGTCCAACCTTGTCCAAGGGAATTTGAAAGACCTCAGGAGAAAAAACCGACACCGCGCACACGCGTATACGCGCACGCGGGCGCACACGTCGCGCGGCTGGGCTGGACGAGGTCGGACGGTTGGACGAAGCCAGTAACGGCGCGGCTTTGAGCCGTCCAACCTCGCCGTCCAACCTTGTTTTCATAGGTTGGACGGATGCGCCCTCACACGCAGCGACAAGCCCCCGCCCTTTTCCGGACGCGATCCCCTCGAGGAAGCGCGCCGATCCCTGGGCGACAGGGCCAGCTTGCATGTGACGACGATGGGAATCAGAACGCGACCGGGTCATACTCATCCCCAAACGTCGCTCCTACCCCTTGAATGGCTTGCGCTGGGCGCGCCGCTGTTGCGGCCGGCTGCGCCTCCTCCACGGTCTCCGCAGGCCGGACATAGACCCAGTCGCGCCGCCCGGTGCTCTGCCGGCGCTTGCCCCAGTGCAACCGCTGCATCAGGTTGCCGACCCGCGTCGCGGCACTGCGGTTGTTGTCGATCTTGTCGACATCCACCCCGAGCGCCTTCGTCAGCAGCTCGTAGCTCGTGAATTCGTTCTGCTCGCCGATCACGCGCTCCGGCGCGTACAGGTAATCCTGCAGCGGCATCAGCCACGGATCGACGATCTCGCGGGCCTCCTGCTCCGGGCGGATCCAGTCCGCCTCCTGCTCGCGCGTCGGGCGCCACTGGAAGCCCTTGCGGTACAGCAGCAACGCCTCGGCGAACAACTGATCGCGCCACTCGGCGAGCTTGTCTAGATCGATGCGCCCGCGGCAGCGGATCGGCCAGAAGCGCCGGTTACCCGTCGTGTCCTTCAGGTACTCCCCCTGGTTCGTCGTGCCCGCGAACGCCACCTGGCGCGGCCGCTCGATGATCCGGCGCGCGTAGGGCTCGCGGTACCGGTCGCGCTGCGTCGTCACGAACGCCTTCACCGCCGTCGTCTCCGACCGGTTAAAGGAGTCCATCTCGCCGATCTCGTACAGCCACACGCCGTCGAGCTGCATGTAGGCATCCTTGTCGCCGATGCGCAGCTGCGTGTCCGCGAACCACTGCCCGCCGAGGATGCGCAGCGCGGTCGACTTCCCCTTGCCCTGCACGCCCTCGAAGATCGGCATGTAGTCCCACTTGCACCCCGGCTCCATCACCCGAGCGATCATCCCGATCAGGAACAGCCGGCCGACCAGGCGCAGGTAATTCACGTTCTCGGCCGAGGCGCCCATGCAATCCTCGAGCCAGAAATCCACGCGCCCGATGCCGTCCCATTCCGGCAGCGCGGCCAGGTATTCCGCGATCGGATGGAACTTCGCTCGGGCTGCGGCCATGCCCACGCCCGTGGTGATCGTGCCTTCTCCCTTCACCAGGAAGCGCACCTGCTGGGCCATCCACAGCCCGAGCTCCATATCGTCCTCGCCGGTCCATTCCCCCGGCTCTCCGCCCGTCGGCGTGCGCCGCCGCTTCACCACGCGGCGAGCGAAATCGTCCCATGCGATGATGCCGGCCCACGCCGGATGCTGTGTCAGCAGCAGGAACACGTTCTCCCGGCAGTCCTCGAGCACCCCGCGCGATTTCCACAGCATCCCGCTCATCCATTCCGGAGTGCCCGCGCCAGCCGCAGGAGGGGTAGAAGCCCCTTCGGCGCCGACGGGTGCAGCCTCGGGTGTCTGCGCCGCCGGCAGGCGCTGGTTGCGCATGAACGCCTTCAGCGCCTCCGCATCCATCCCCTCGGCGATCGCGTCCGCGATGTCCCACCCGCCCGGCTTCTCGCCCGGGGCGGGGATCGTCACGATGCGCGCCTTGCACCCGAGCCCCGCGAGAATCCCCGCGATCTGCTCGGCTGTCTTCACGCCCGGCTGCTCCGCCTCGGGGAGCAGCGGCTTCGACTTCGGATCGACGCCTGTCGCGACTTCCGCCTTTGTCGTTTTCTCGCGCTGCGCATCGCAGTCCGGCCAAACGATCACACTGCGGCCCGCGAGCGGCGACCAATCCACCTTGCGCACCGCCTTGCCGCCGCCGGGCCAGCTCACGACGACGAGCTCCGGCAGCAGATCCACCGGCAGCACCGGCGCATCCGCGCACTTTTCGCCCTCGACGATCAGCACCGGCGCCGCGGGCTTGGCTGCGAGCCGATCCAGCCCGTACAACGGCCGCGGCTCGCTCCACTGCATCCAGCGCCAGTCGCACTTGCCGCTCGTCGCGTGTCGCGCCCACACCAGCGGCAGCACTTCCTTGCCGCCGTCGGACGTCACGAAGCGATACACGAAGCCGAGCACGGCGCCGGCCCCATCGCAATAGGTCCAGACGCGCTCCGGCAACCCGCGGTGCGGGTGCGCCTTCGGCCGCTCCGGCGCATCGGCTGGGGCCGGCGTCATCGGCTCCCACATCACCTCGCGCGGCTTCTTGTCCTCGGCGGGGGCCGACGGCTTCGCGGAGGGCGCCGACCCCTTGAAGGGCTGGCGCGCGCGCCGGTCGTCTGCGTCGACAATGCCGAGGCGGTCCGCCAGCGCCTTCGCCGCCTCGAGCTGGTTATCGTTCGTGAAGAGGTACGCGTAGAGGCTGACCGGATCACCGCCCCCGTCGTCGGTCGCGAAGTCCCGCCACACGCCCTTGACGACGTTGATCGAGAACGACCCCTCTCGGTTGTCCGACCGCCGGGGGTTCGTGCTCTTGTACTCGGGCCCGACGCGATGCCCTTCCGGCAACCACTCGCGCAGCAGGCTCTCGAAGCTGCTCAGCGCAGCGCGGTTGATCGCAGCGAAATCCATGCGGCCGCCTCAGCGCGCCCCTGCGACGAGCGCGTGCAGCGGCTTGCACTCCGGCTCGCGCACCTGGCTCTCAACCTCCTTCACGAACGCGTGCACCGCGCGGATCACCCGGTTACCGGCCACCCTCAGCGCTGCCATCTCGTCGAGTGTGATGAGTCCGTCGCCGCGCGCCTCAGTGTACTCACGGGCCAGATCGCCGAAGCGATGCATCATTTCCAGCTGCGCCTGCAGCAGATCCGCTTCGCCTGCTTCGCCGGCCGGCAGCGGCACGAACAGCCCGCCGAAGACCGCGCACTTTGCCTCGATGTAGCCCGTCGCGCCGGTCTTTTCCAGCACCGCCGCGCCCATCGCGTCCGCTTCGTGGTCGGTCACGTCGTAGTTCGGCATCGAGTCGCTGAACTTGTTGTGCAGCACACCCGGGCTGCGCCCGATCAGGCGCGCCAGCGCGGCAATGCCACCCGGATAGTGCTTGGCATCCGCATGCAGCGCCAGAACGGGGTCCGCGCGTTCGAAAGTTGCGTGAGTCATATTGTTATTCCCTCAGTCCGCTGCAACAACCCGCCTACCTACACTCGCCCCAGCACCAAAAAGAACGCCGGGCAGCACGGGCCGCCCGGCGCCAAACAGCGAACAGGGCTGAGGGAGGTAGAACGATGAAACTGGCGGCACGCCCCATGCGGATAGAATCGCAATTCCACTCACTCATCATCACCCCAGGAGCGCACCATGAAACTCAAAACCATCTCGCTCGACGGCCTGAAGGCTCAGCTCGAGTGGATGAAAGATCTGCCCGACGACACCCAAATCACCTTCGGCCAGGGCAACCTCTCCTTCGTCCGCGCAAAGACCCGGCTGTACCGCGCAGACGATCGAACGCCCGCCATCGTCAACATCGAATTCGAAGAACTGTACGAAATCACTCACGACTTCGATTCCGAGCGCTGATCCTCCGAGCGGCTCAGGCGCGGCACCCCGCCCTCGATCCACTCTTTCAGCATCCTGCAAGTTGCGGCCGACGACTTGACTGCCCGGTAGCACTCCATCGGCGCGCCGTTCGGGGCGAAGATGGACAGTTGGTAGCCTGCCGCGACGACCTCGATCACGGCGGAACACCCCGTCCTGTCGTATTCGTCGCCGCAGTACGAAGTCATGTCCGATGCTGGCATCACCGCTTTCATTTATGCACTCCCGTCCCGGCGATCCACCGCCCGCCGATCAGCGACCCGCTGCTCGCCCCGCACGCGCCGGTCACCATCGCGGCGTTCCACCGCGCGGCGATCGTCGTGCACGGGCTCGACATAGGTTCGCTCGGCGACATCAACCGGGGTTGGCACGAAGGCGGGGAGCGTGGTTTCGCTTTCCACGTCGCCAGTCCCGCGCAGATACCCCCAATCGACGTCGGGGCGGAGTTCTTCGCAGCGGACGGCGCCGGCGGTGGCACGCTCGATGGCCGGGCAGCGCTCGGCGGGGATCGGTCGAACGCCAGTACCCCACTGGCTGACCGTGGCGGGCGTCACGCCAAGCACCCGGGCGAGGGCCGCCTGTCCGCCGACGAATTCGCACGCAGAGAGAATCGGTTTCTTGTCCATGCGATAAGTGTAAGGCTGCGCCTAATGTTTAGCAATAGGAATTGCCTAAGCACTAAAACCCGAGAAAGATTAGGCGATGCTTAAAGGAAAAGACTTCGGCGCAGCGATTGACCGCGCGATCCAACTCAAACTTGACTCCGGCCGCGCGAAGTCCAAGGCGGAGATCGCCAGGCACTTCCAAGTTCGCCCACCGTCTCTATCCGACTGGGTGAAAAAAGGGTCAGTTGCGAAAGACAAGCTCCCAGAAGTTTGGCGCTACTTTTCTGATGTAGTAGGCCCCGAGCACTGGGGTATGACGCCGGACGAGTGGCCCTCTGGCTTGTCACCCCTGCCGGAAGCCGCTCGCCGAAGATCGAGCCCAGCAGATCCATCGCATCCCGAAGAGGCAAACATCTGCGCCGGACCGGACCGTAAGGGCAAAGTGCCGCTAATCTCGTGGGTGCGTGCAGGTGAGTTCGCTCATGCCGCTGATCTTCTGCCGGTCGGCGAGGCCTATGAATGGGTGGAGACCGGCGTGAACGTGCAGCCCCACACTTTTGCGCTGCGCGTCCAGGGCGACTCGATGGAGCCGGAATTCGTCGCCGGCACGATCATCGTGATCGAGCCGCAAATGGTCGCCGAGCCCGGCGACTACGTCATCGCCCGCAACGGCGACAACGAGGCCACTTTCAAGCAGCTCGTGCGCGACGGGGCGGACCTGTACCTCAAGCCGCTGAACCCCCGCTATCCGATCAAGCCGCTGGGCGCCACGGCGATCATCGGCGTGGTTCGAGAGGCCGTGAAGCGCTACCGCTGATCAGGTGATTCACAGCCCCCCTTCACTACCTTCTCGACATATTCCGATATCCTATACGCCACGGCCGCGGGTCATGGGAGGTTCGCGGCCACATGGGAGGAATACTCTGATGGCAGAAGAAAAGAAAAGCGGGCTGTGTAAAGCCTGCGGTAAGCGCACCGTCGTGTTTCGCAAGGGCACCAACCATGTCCTGCACCTCATCCTGACCATCCTCACGGCCGGGGTTTGGCTCATCGTCTGGTTCGGCGTCAGCGTCAAGTTCGGCGGCTGGCGCTGCACCGAATGCGGCTCAACCGGCGTCAAGCAGGTTTCCTGAGTGCGTCTCGATGCCCTTCTTGCCGTCTTCGCGCTGTTGAGCGCCCCCGCTCTCGGGCAAGACGTGGTGAGCTGTCGAGTGGTCAGCATCGCCGACGGCGACACTTTGATCTGCCTCACGGCCGCGAAGGAGCAGATAAAAGTCCGCCTGGCCGAGATCGACGCCCCGGAGAAGCGACAGGCCTTCGGGGAGCGGTCGAAGCAGTCGCTCGCCGAGCTGTGCCACAAGCGACAGGCCCAGGTGCGCGTCGTCGATCGGGACCGCTATGGCCGCACCGTCGGACGAGTGATCTGCGCCGGGATCGACGCAAACATTGTGCAGGTGCGCCGCGGCATGGCGTGGGTGTATGACCGCTACGCCCGGGATCCGGTCCTGCCGCGGCTGCAGGCGAATGCGAAGGCCACCCGCACGGGGTTGTGGGCGGATGCCGAGCCGGTTGCGCCGTGGGAGTGGCGCAAGGGCGCGGCGACATCCTCGAAGGGCTCGGACGTCAGGACCGCGTCGTTGACCGCTCCGGCCGCCGCGCAACCGATAGCCCGCGGGCTCACGTGTGGAAGCAAGCGGACGTGCGGTCAGATGTCGACCTGCGCCGAGGCGCGCTTTCACCTGGCGCAGTGCGGCGTGAGCGGGCTTGACCGGAATCACGACGGGGTCCCGTGCGAGGCGCTTTGTAGGTGATCGAGCCGGTCGCGCCGTGGGAGTGGCGGAAGCGTTAAGTGATTATTTTCACAGGAAATCGGAACTCCCCCCACTTACCCACAGGTTATCCCCCGCCAATTTTTCTTATCCACATACGATTCACTCTGAACGGTGATAAATTCACTGTGTCCAACCCAAGCCGCATCTGCGGCTTTTTCTTCGATCATCCGGCCACGGGGCCAGTATGCCAAGCGAGCGGGACTCAGAGCTTCTTCAGCAGATCGTCAGACGGATCGAGTCCGGCGAGGTGCAGTTGCGCAGTTTGTTGATCGAGGTCGGCCGGGAAGTTCTAGACGTTGCCGAAAACCTCAAAACAGGGGCTATAGCTCCCGAAGCTGCTGCGGAGGCGCTGGTATTGACGGCAGGAAAGATCGTGGACGCGGTGCAGCCTAGTGCACCCAAGCCGGCAGACTTTGACGATGAGTGATATTCCTGACTTGAATGAGCTTCGACGAAAACTCGAGGCTGCAACACCTCAGTGGAAGTCGAATCGCAATGGCAACGGAGGAAACGGAGGTCCGCCTATGACTGACTACGTGACCCATGCGGAATTCGGTACGGCAATGGATCGGATCGAGGGGCGGTTTGCGCACCTCGACCACCAGTTCGGCGAACTCCGCGAGGAAGTTCGCGGTGCTCGACGTAGCACTTGGCAGGCTGCAGCAGGTGTTGTCGGCGTGATGGTGGCGATCACAGCTCTCGTCCTTGCTGCGATCGACACAGGCCGAGAAAGCGCCGCCCGGGAGTTTTCTGCTGCCGCCGTGCGTCTCGAGGCGGCTGTAAAGTCCGCCCCGCCCGTGGCTCAACCCCCGATCATCATAAACGTCCCCCCCTCTCCTGCGGCCGCGCCTTTGCCGCAGTGATTCACTTGAGGCCCAACGAAAGCCCGCCTCGCGCGGGCTTTTTTTCGTCTTGTGCTTGTTTGTGCGAGCGTTTATGATTTTTGCTTGCAAAAAGGAAAAAGAATGAACACCGAACTGACTGGAAAAGCTAAGGGTGGAGCCGCCCGCCAAGCATCAATGACTGCGGCGCAACGCAGCGAGGCTGCGAGGAATGCTGCGCGAGCAAAGGCAGAGATTGCGAAGCTGCCGCGAGCGACTCACGGGTCGGCGGACCACCCCCTCAAGCTCGGAACGCTAGAAATCCCTTGCTACGTACTCGAAGACGGCCGGAGAGTCTTGTCGCTCGGGGGGATGGTTAAGGCTCTCGGCATGTCGATCGGCAGCGCGGGCGGCGGCGAGGGTGATCGACTCTATAGTTTCGCCACCGGGAAAGCGATTTCTCCTTTTATTTCCAGCGACTTACTCAGCAGGATGAGCGCTCCCATCCGCTTTCAGGCGCCGACTGGCGGCAGTGCGGCGTCCGGCTATGAAGCAACCATTCTTCCTGACCTCTGCGATGCAGTTCTAGAGGCTAGGAAGTCCGGGTCCTTGCGCCATCAACAAGTGCATATTGCGCATCAGTGCGAAATTTTGGTCAGGGCGCTAGCGCGCGTCGGCATCATCGCGCTGATCGACGAGGCGACAGGGTTCCAAAAGGACAGAGCCAAGGACGCCCTAGCCAAGATTCTTGAAGCCTACGTCGCCAAGGAGTTGCAGCCGTGGGTCAAGACGTTCGACGCCGACTACTACGAGGAGATGTTTCGGTTGCGCGGACTCCCCTACCCGCCCGACAACCCGAACTTCCGTCCGCAATACTTCGGAAAGCTCACCAATGACGTGGTTTATCGGCGCCTCGCGCCGGGCGTGCTCGATGCACTCAAACAGGAAAGCGGCAAGGCAGAGCGCAAAGGGAAGCTTCACCAGCATCTGACGGCTGGGTACGGCCGACAGCATTTGCTCAAGCATCTCGGGTCGGTTGTAGCGGCCATGAAACTCTCCGACGACTGGCAGGACTTCATGACGAAACTCAACCGACTTGCGCCTCGCTACGGCGATACACTCTCGCTGGACCTGGACGAAGCCGACCGCTGAGCAGCCTTATGCAGTCAACGCAGCCCGCCTCGAGCGGGCTTTTTTACGCCCGTATCATTAGGCAAAGCCTATTGACACGTTATTAGGCCACGCCTAATATTCCTCTCACGCCTCGCCCGAGGCTTTGGAGACCACGATGCAAACGCCAGCACCCACCGTAACAATCAACCCCTCCCGCATTCCCGGCTGCCCGACGATCGTCCTGGTTGCCCCGCAAGGCTGCGGCAAAACGCTCTTCTCGAAGGTGCTCGCGATGAAGCTCGGTTGCTCTTACGTCATCGAGGACGGCGAGATCAACGGCGTTCCCGTGAGCATAGCCGACCACGTTCCCCACGACGGTGGCCTGGTGCTCGGCAGGCACGGCGAGCGCGGCGGCGATCTCACCATCACCGCCCACACCGAAGCAGGGTTCCACGCGCTGCTCCGGGCTTTGCGCATCCCCCTGACCCATCGTCTGCCCTACTCCACCGAATCGGCCCCTGGGCCGGGGCCGGAGTTCGAGTGGGACGCCGACCTGTCGAACCGGAGCGGCTCATGAACATCGCTTTGACCGCAGCCCTCAACCGCCGCCGCGCCCTCGAACGCAAGCGCGCCCGCCTTGCCGAGATGCGCGACAACGCCGCCGCGCTCCTCGGCGCCCAGGCCGACGTCGTCGCCCGCCTCGAAGCCCGTGCGCCGACCTCCCGCGACATCGCCCGCGCCATCGAGCGCCGCGCCAAAGCCGGCCTCCTCAACCCCGGAGCCCGCGCATGAACGCGATCCCTGCGCCCCTGGTCGAGGCCGACGACGGCCGCGTGCCGGTCACCGTCTGGCTCACGCCCGCCCAGGCGGCCCGCCTCGAGCTGGTCGTCGCTGCGTTCCGCGAGCACGACCACTGGACCGACAACAACGACATCGTCGACAGCATCTTCCACGCCGGCCTCGATGCCGCCGAAGCGCGCATCAACCATCCCGAATCGGAGCAACCCGCATGAACGCCAGAATGACCGCCCAGCCGCCCGAATCCCTCGCGCTGCGCATTGCCCGCCACCTCGACGCCGCGCCCGAATCGCCACTGAAAGCCATCGCAAAAGCCGTCGGCGAGGCCGACTACCCGGGCACCGTCGTCAAGTGCCTCAACGCGATGCGTACCGACGGCGACGTCGAGTGCGAGCGCAAGAAAGGCGAGCTGCTGTACTGGCTGGCAAAGCCGCTCGCCGCGATCGTCGGCGCCATCGAGCCCCCCGCCGCGCCGCTCGCCTGCGACCTACCCCCCGATATCCGCATCGGCACGCGCGCCGCGCAGATCTGGCGCGCCCTCACCAGCCCCATGACCGCCCGCCAGATCGCCACCGCGACGCAATGCGCCGCCGGCCAGATCGACCCCGTGCTCAGCGCGATGGCGAAAGCCGGCCAGCTGGCGCGCGAAGCCGGGCCGGACGGGAAGTTTCTGTACAGCCGACCGACTCCGAAGCTCATCCCCGTAGCAGAACCCGTCGACTTCGCCCGCGACCCGGAGCTGCAGTACCTCGCGCCGGAGGACTGCGACATGCCGCCGGCCGACCCGGCCGCGCTGGCGAGCGCAAATCGGATGCTGAGCGAGCGGCTTGATGGCGTTGCGCACGTCCTGCGCGGCTGCGGCCTTCCGGCGCTGACCGACGTGACCGGCAGCGAGGATCTGCAGCCGCACGCAGCGGCGCTGGCCGGCGCCTACCAGATGGCCGGGGCGCAGCGCGACGCGTGGCGTGAACTCGCCGACCGCTACGGCTGCGACACGCCCACCGAGCTGGTCGACCGAATCGCCGCCATCGAGCAAAAGCGCGTCGACACGACCGCCGAGCTCACCCGCGCGATGCAGGACCTCGACGCCATCCGCGAACTGCTCGCGCCCCTCACCACGACGATCGACGGCAACGACCTGACCGAGCGCGAGCTCGCCGCCAACATCGCCGCCCTCGTCGGCAAATTGCAGCACCTGCTCGACGCCGGCCGCCACGAGACCGAGGCTCTGCGCACCGAAGTCGAGCGCCTGCGCTTTTCCACCACCTGCTTTGTCGAGTCATTCGAGCCCGAAGACCCCCCCGACGCTCTCGACGCCGCTCAAGGCTACCTGATTAAAGCCCCAAAGCGCCGTCCGCGCTTCGTCAGCAAATTCGAGGCCGCGATTACCGCAGCCAAAGCCGCAGCCAGCAACGGCAGCGGCCGCGGCGAGGTGTTCGCGCTCATCCATGTGGGCACCGCCAAGCGTGGCGCCGTCTGGCAGGCTGTCTGACATGCTGCCCCTCTCCATCGGCGACCAGGCTGCGGCGCTCGCGCGCGACTGGCAGCACTGGACCACGCACAGCGACGCCGCCCGCCGTCGCGCCGCGATGCACACGCGCCTGTCGCGCGCCAACGCCGCCCGCCGCACCGGCCTGCTCGAAACGCTGATCAGCATCCTCGCCACGCGCCCGGCCCTGTGGTGGACGTGCAGCGACCTCGTCGAGCCGCTCGCAGCACGCGGCCTGCCGCGCACCGCCACGCAGATCGGCAAATGCCTGAGCACCGCAGCAGCAGCCGGCCAGGTGCGCAAGCGCGTGCGCGATGACCGGCGCGTGACGTACGGGGCACCGCAGCGGGAGACGGCAGCGTGAGGCCCCACTACACCGACCGCGCAGGCATGAACCGCGCCTACCGCGCCCGCGTCATCTTCGCCCCCTACTACCGGCTCCTCAACGAGTTGCAGACCGGCGAAGTGACCGCACTCGATGACGCGCCCGCGATGGAATGGGAAGGCGAGTACGAGCTCGCCGCCCCGGTGCTGCACGGCTTCGTCGCCATCTGGGAGCGCATCCAGCGCGATCGCCCCTGCGGCATTGACCTCGCCGCACTCACGCACCTGGCGACGCAGCTCGAACCCGGCGCACCGCTCACCGAGCGCGACCTGCTGCGCGCCCGCGAAAGCCTCGACGCCTGCCTGCGCGCCTACAAACGCCTGCCGCTCACGCTGATCGCCCGCCACGCGAACACCGAAGAGATGGCGATCAAGCTGCACGCCCTCGTCGGCAACCTCGACCAACACCCCACCGCGCCGGCCGTCCGATGAGCACCTATGACGAGGAACCGAACCCAAAACCCCCCACCCGCTGCGCCGAAGCAATGCGCGGCGGGCAATAGGAGCAACTGCACCGTGAAGACCTTTTCCTTCGGCCCGAACATCCGCGGTGAAGATGTTACGAGGCGCGAACTCACGTCGCCGACGGGAGCGCTGGCATGAACGCGATCGACCTCTTCGCTGGGGCGGGCGGATTCAGCACCGGCGCCGTGATGGCCGGCTGCCGCGTCCTGTATGCGGCGAACCACTGGCCCGCCGCCGTGCAAGTGCACGCCAACAATCATCCGGATACGCTCCATGTGTGCGAAGACCTGCAGCAGGCCGACTGGACGCAGGTCCCGGCGCATGACCTGATGCTGGCCTCGCCCGCATGCCAAGGTCACAGCCGCGCCCGCGGCAAGGAGCGCCCGCACCACGACGCGCAGCGCTCGACGGCATGGGCAGTCGTGTCGGCGGTCGAATGCCACCGGCCCGCCTTCGCCGTGGTTGAAAACGTGCTCGAGTACGCGAAGTGGACGCTATTCCCGGCGTGGTGCTCGGCGATGCATGCGCTTGGCTACGCGCTCGCCCCGCACGCCATCGACGCCGCAGACCACGGCGTACCGCAGCACCGTCGCAGACTGTTCATTGTTGCCAGCCGCACCAAGCATCCGATCGAACTGCGGCTGCCGAAGCGCGAGCACGTCGGCGCCGCGACGATCATCGACTTCGCGGCGGGTAACTGGTCGCCCATCGTCAGGCCGGGCCGCTCGCCAGCGACGCTCGCCCGAATCGCCGCCGGCCGCGCCGATCATGGCGACCGTTTCATGACCGCTTACTACAGCAACGAGCGCGGCGGCCGGAGCCTGTCCCGCCCGGTTGGAACGATCACCACTCGCGACCGATGGGCCGTCATCGACGGCGACCGCATGCGGATGCTCAACGTCGACGAGTGCCGGCGTGCGATGGGCTTCCCCGACGACTACCAGCTGCCGGCGCGTCAGAAGGATGCTCTCCACATGCTCGGCAATGCCGTCGTGCCGACCGTTGCGCGAGACATCATCAATGCGATTCGGGAGGCAGCATGAAGCACGGCACCTGCATCCACTACACGGGCATGAACACGGGCGCCGACTACAAGACGCGCTGCTGCGCCGCCGGCATCAACTACTTCGAGGCCTTCAACGGTCGGCAGAGCGGAATCTTCCTGCGCATGCCGTGCGTCGAGGCTATCGAGAAACCCGAAGGACGGCCCGGAACGCGCTTGCGGCCCGGCGAGAAAACGGTACTCGTGCCGGTCGATCGCCGCGGCGAGGCGGCGCTCCCCTGCGCCCTTCGACAGGAGCCCACGGCCGAACAAGTCGAGCAGGATCGGATCGAATCCGAGGCAGCGTTCGGTCGCGCAATGGCAGCGATCAGCGTGGCGGCGAAGTGGCGCGTCACCCCGAAGCCGGAGCACGACCGGAACGAAGTCATCGAGTGCCCGTGCTGCCGCGGAAAGCTGCACCTGTTCCAGTCCGCTCGGAACGGGCACGTGCACGGGCATTGCGAGACCGAGCAGTGTGTGAGGTGGTACGAATGACCATGATCGACACCGCGGCACGGCTTAATGCTCAGGGAGTAGCGCACAACATCCGAATGGAGAACAACAAATGCGCGTAGGACGCGACACCAAGCGCCGCATCGAGGCCATCAAGGCCGAGAGCTACGAGGCCCGCCAGACGCTCGTCACGCTGCTCGCACGGCTCGAAGAGCACAGCGGGACGAAGCGCATCGCGCGCGGGCTGCAGGCGGCGATCGACAAGCTGGATCAGTGGCAGCGGACGCCGCATGTTTAACGACCGAGTTGATCGTACGCCTCGCGGCGCAATGCCGCTGCGTATTCGTGTCGAACGACCTTTAGACGGCAAAGGGCGGATCCGCGTTACCTTGCTGGCAACGGAGGCAGGGTTATCCCAGGCCAGAAACGCGGGCGCAGATCCTCGTATTCCTTCGTGAGCGCCCATTCCGGCAATTCCGCAGCGTGGCCGCCCGAATGCCACTTCATGCGCCCGACATAGTAATAGGGCACGTCATATGTGACGAGGTTCATGATGGACTGCTCCAAGGTGCCCAAGTTGTCATCATGGAACGGGTCGGTAGCTGCAAAATGGGCTGCTACCTTATTGCGCCAGGTATATACCTCAGGCACTGCGTCTTTGACGTAGTCGCGGCAGTGCGAACTGATCTTCTTGCGGTTTGCCGCATCGACCAGGGCATCAGACTTCCAATAATTCGCGTTCATCAGCTGTACGAGCCCAACCAGACGAAGGTAGTTCACCAACGTCACTGCGAACCAATTGAACGCACAGGAAACCACATCGGGTACGCCGCCCAGAGCAAGGAGCACGATGCCAGGGTTTTCTTCGAGGAAGCTGATCTCGTACTTGCGCACCGTGTTTGCTAGAAGCCGGAGGCCCGCGTAATTGGAAGGTAGAGCCTGAGCGTTGTTGAACGGAGGGTTGGCCGGATCAAAGACGATGTTCTGAACAGTGTCGAGGATGAATCCTTCTGTCGTCACGCGCTGCCTCTTTTCGGAACTGTGCGGGTCGAGCATACGCTAGCGGGAATGCTTGCCGTCTAACGGCGGAGTTCAGCGGCGGGCAGGCAGAGAAGCTGCCTGCCCGTCCGCTGGAACGGATTGTTAGGCCACTCGGAATTACTTTTGTAGATTGAGCTTGTGTTCATGCGGGACGCGAATTGAGAGGCCGAAAGACCAGTTCAAGTTGTTGTTCGAGGATAGCTAGCGCGAACGATTGCTCGCCGTCGATAAGCCATTTGAAACACCAGATCGTGGCTTGTGCAAGCTCCGCCAGGCTTGGGCGAGCATCGCCTACTTGCACATAAATTACCGGTCCCGCTATAAGAAAAGCATACCAGTCGCCGATTTGAGGCCCGGAAACATCGTTCACAACCTGCTGGCTTTGGCTGCGTTCGTTCAGCTCCCAGTGTTTTGTGGCGTTGGTGATGTCCCGCCAGACTTTGAATAGGAGCCTCCCATATTCGGGTAGCTTTGCTTTCCGTTGTTTTTGCTCATCGGTACCAGCACGCTTGATCCAGTCTTGGTACAGGTGGTACGAAGTGACTACAAAGTTGAATGTGCAGTAGGAGGAGCTCCAGTCCTTCTCCAACTGCATATATTCCCATTTGAGCTTTTCGAAGAGCGCCTCGCATGAGTCGATGGGGAGCCTTGGCACGGAGCAGGTGAGCGACATAGGTGTCTTCAGTGGCCTAACTAGATTTCACGGACACGCGACGGTGCCATGGCGCGCGAAGTTGCGGAAGAGATGCTGACGACCAACGACGGAGGTCCGGAAGACCTTCAACCGCGGTCTGTCACCCCAGCCGATCAGCCATAGACTCCGCTGTCTCTGCGTAATAGTGCAGCAGCGATTTGATGTCCCGGTGCCCGATCATCCGAGCGAGCTGGAGCACATCGAGTTTTTTCGACAGCCGCGTGATCGCCTCCGCCCTCGCATCATGGAAATGCACCTCCCGGTGCCCTGCCGCATCCCGCGCCCGCTGAAAGCACTTCGATGCGACGTGCGCTGACAGCGTGAAAACGTCGGTCGGGTCCAACTTCTCGCGGGCCGTGATGATATCGCGCGCGGCGAGCGACAGCGGGACCTTGCGGGCGTCCCCGTTCTTCGTGTCACGCAGCGTGACGGCCTTCTCGCTCACGTCCGGCCAGCGCAGGCTGATGATCTCGCCGAGCCGCATCCCCGTCTCCAGCGAGAGCCGGAACATCTGCGCCACCTGCGGGCCCTGCCGGGTCTTCGCCAGTTCCTCGAGGATGGCGTCGATCTCGTGCTGCGCGATCCCGCGCTGTCGCGCCTGGCTGGTCGCCGGCCGCTTGACGGTCTCCATCGGCGATTTGTGCAGCCAGTGCCAGTCCTCGACAGCCGTCCGGAACAGCGCCGAAAGTATGATCAGCTCTCGGCGCACCGACACCGGCGCGACCTTCTCGCCGCGCTTGTCGCGGTAGGCCGCGATCATCTTCGGTGTGATCTGGTCGAGAGGACGGTCGACGCACTCAATTTTCTCAAGCTGCGCGAGCCGCGACAGTTCAGCCTGCGAGCCCTTGTGCGCCTCCGCGATCGGCTTGTACTGTCTGAGCGCATCACGAAGCGTATGGCGCTGTAGAATCCCCTTCTGCTCCATCTCGTTCGCCCATGCGACGCACTCGCGCTTGGTCGCAAACGTCTTCGTCATGCGCTGGCGGTCGATGCAGACAGCTACCCGCCACTTGTCGCCGCGCTTCGCGATATTCGCCAT